TATTGTCAAGTTTGATAGTGCTGAGTTCATTCCTCTCCCTTCTAATTGGTCAATTAGCACTGATACAGCAGACGTACGAAATACTGCTGTTGAAGGTCGTGTAGAGGTAATTGTGATTGAAGACGTGACTAATGCGTCTTATCAATTCACTGGAACTAAAAACAATGTCCCCATTAGGGGTGATGGTGCCGGTGGTATGGCATCAGTCACGTTTGTGAACGGTAAACCTACCGCTGTCCAGGTCACTAATGGTGGCACGGGATACAGTTTTGCAACTTTAGACCTTGACTCTGTTGTCACTGGTTCTGGTGCATCCTTTACTGTCATCATTCCTCCTCCAGGAGGGCATGGTGCTGATATCTACCGTGAACTTGGTTCTAATAAAGTTCTCATTTACTCCCGTTTTGAGAATAGTGATGTGACGAACCCTGATCTCCCAACTGGGAATCAATTCGCTCGTCTTGGTATTATCAAAAACCCTGAAATGCAGGGTAGTTCCAATCTTCTCACCGACCCCACGGTGTCAGCGATGTATGGCGTGCGACTGGCAGGCGCAGCATCTACGACCATGGTGGTTGACAATGATGGAATTGTGAAGCAAACAGTTGGTGTGGGATCCACTGCTATTGGTAAAATTATTTCATATGACAACACCACAAAGGTTCTGAATTATTGGCAAGATCGCTCTATGGCAGATGGATCTGCCGGTGCCCTTCACCAATACTCTCTAAATAGATTTACGAAAACCCCTGGTACGGGTGGATCTTTGAACATTGTTGTCAAGACAATTGGCGGAGAAGAAACTCTTACCGTCGATACCGCGTTTACTGGAGTCTCTACGACCATCAATAATCGCACTTATTATTTGGGTCAAACTTACAATTCTGGTATTGCCTCCCCAGAGATCAAGAAGTATTCTGGCGATATTATCTACGTAGATAATCGTCCTGAAGTAACTAGAGCATCTAACCAGCGAGAGGATATCAAGATCATCTTAGAATTCTGATACGATGCCACAGAACACCAACCTCAACGTTAGTCCCTACTTTGACGACTTTGATTCTGCAAAGAATTATACCAAAGTTCTGTTCAAACCAGGATCTCCTGTTCAAGCAAGAGAACTAACAACCTTTCAGTCTATCCTACAAGGGCAGATTGAAAAGTTTGGCAAGCATATGTTCAAGGAGGGATCTGTAGTTATCCCTGGTAAATTCAACTACGATCCTGACTATACGTATGTCAAAGTAGAACCTACATTTTTTGGTGTTCCTGTAGAGTCTTACTACGAAAATCTGATCGGTATCCGCATCAAAGGTAAGGTGTCTGGGGTGACCGCCAAGGTGGTCAATGTTCTATCTGGATCAACTTCCATCACGGGAGACACGACTCTCTACATGAAGTATGAGGGAAGTTCTACCGACCTGAAGAGTGATTCTTTCCTTGACGGAGAGAATCTTGTTACTCTAAAAGATTTTACTTATGGTGTTACCACTGTAACTGAAGGATCTGACTTTGCTACGGCAATCGCTGCTTCTGCAACTGGTACCGGTTGCTCCTTCAAACTTATTCGTGGTGTTTTCTTTGCCCGTGGTGCCTTTATCGAGGTTCCTACTGACACCATCATTCTCGATCAGTACACCAACCGTCCGTCTTACCGAGTTGGTTTCCAGGTCTCTGAAGAGATTGTCACTGCTATTGATGACAATAGTCTGTTTGACAATGCTGCTGGATTCTCTAACTTCACTGCTCCTGGAGCAGACCGACTAAAAATTAGTCTGTCTTTGACCAAAAAACCCCTGACAGATTTCAATGATGAGAGTTTCATTGAACTGTATCGTACTGATGAGGGTAAGGTCAAACAGATGGTTGACCGGACTGTTTATAATGAGATTGCTAAAGAATTTGCTCGCCGTACTTACGACGAAAGTGGTGACTACTATGTCCGTAAGTTCCCCATTGAAACTAAAGAATGCCTGAACGATAGGTATAGTGTCTTCGGGCAATTCTTATCTAGTCGTTTGACTGAAGATGGTAATATCCCCTCTAAAGACTTACTCTGTATTGGTGTAGGTCCTGGTAAGGCATATGTGAAAGGTTTTGAAAGTTACATCCAGGGTTATAGAAACCTTGATGTCCCCAAACCTCGTACTACCAAACTAATCAAGGATCGTGGTATTCCCTTCGTTGCGGGTAACCGCATGCGGGTCAATAATGTCTATGGTAATGCTCAGATCAAACTGAACGCAGACTCAGCAGATTTTGTTGATCTTCGTAGCAAGAGACTGCTTTCTAATAAATCTACTGCTGTTGGAGATAGTATTGGTCGTGCACGTGTGTATGACTTCAAACTCCAGAACGCTGCGTATGTAAACGATACGTCAGTGTTTGAGTTGATGATTTTCGATATCCAACTGGATACTGTCATCACACTAAATGAAGCACTAACTCTAGCAGCACCTGCTCGTGTACAAGGTTCACAGTCTGGTGCTAAGGGAATGCTTAGGACTGCCATGAGCGGCACCACTTCTATGGTGTTGTCTGATGTTGCAGGTACCTTCCAAGAAGATGAATCTTTGATCATCAATGGAGAACAGCAGGGTCGTGTAGTCAACAGCGTTCGTGACTATGACATGCAAGATGTCAAGTCTGTTAGATCAACTGGAGGTTCTCGCACATTTGCTGCTGACCTGGTTCTAGAAGAAAAGTCTGTATTCTCCAATACTTTCCAACTGACAAATGGTGGTGCTCTAACTGCTTCTACAACTGGATGGGCAAAGAATCTTCGTGTTGGTGATATTGTTTCTTACACCAATGTTGCTCAGACAGACCCTGTTTATCTAGAGGTCAGTGCTGTTGCCGGAACTAATCAAAGTGCAACTCTGATCAACAGTTCTGATGGTGCTGTCAGTGGTGTTGCTCACAATGCTCTGCATGGTAGTGGCAACATAACAATCACTGATTTGAAAGTGATTGCTGGAAAAATCAAAGAAGCTGATCAGGGTTATCTGTATGCAGATATGCCCCACAAATATATTGAAAGTGTTGACCTGTCTGACTCTATTCTTTTTGTCCGTAAAGAAAGCACTGGTCAAACCACTAGTGGTGATGGGCAGTTGACTCTCCCCTCACTAGTGGGCACTGACTTCATCTACTCTGGTTTTGATGAAGAGCGTTACTCCATCTCTTATAGCGATGGTTCTGTTGAACCTCTCACCTCTGATCAGATTGTTTTCACTAATGGTTCTAAGTCTGGAACCGTCTCTGGACTGACTGCTTCTCAAAGCAATGTAGTTGTCCAGACCACTCAACAAAAATCATCTGTGACTTCTAAGGTGAAAGCATTGGTGAAGCAAGCAAGTCTTGTTATCAATGGTTCTGCCAACGTCAACTCTGGTATCACTACTGGTATTGGTGATGGACTTACCCCAAGTCTGGTTTATGGAAAGCGTGTCCAAGACGATGAAGTTTCCTTGGATGTTCCTGATGTAGTCACTGTGCATGCAGTGTTTGAATCAACAGGTGCTGGTGCACCCACTATCCCTAATCTACAACTCTCTTCCTTCACTGGAAGTGCAGGTGACAACAGCGATTTGATTGTTGGTGAGATTGGTGTTGGTAAGAGTTCTGGTGCCGCAGCTATGGTGCTTGCACGTTCAGGTGGTGGTGGAGTTGAAGTCTGCATCAAAAACTCTAACAACTTCATTGTAACTGAAGAAATTGAATTTTCTCAGAGTGGTATCAAAGCAAATATCTCTAGCGTAAACCCCGGCGATTCTGATATTCGTCCAAACTTTGTTCTAGACAATGGTCAACGCGAAGAATTCTATGACTTTGCACGCCTTGTTCGTAAACCTAATGCGACCAAACCCCAAGGTCAACTGAAGGTTTACTTCGATCATTACACTATCAACTCTCAAGATGGTGGTGATATTATTACAGCATCTAGTTATGAAAAACCCGAATACGATCGAGTGCCTGCGTTTGGAAACATCCGTAACACTGATATTATTGATCTGCGTCCTCGCGTAGCACCCTTTACTGGAACTACCAGGTCACCTTTTGAATTTGATTCTCGCAGTTTTGCATCCGGAGGTCAGTCTGTTCCTAATGTTTTGGTCTCTGATGAAACCATTCAATTCGATTATAGACATTACCTAGGACGTAAAGATCGCCTGTATATCAACCAAACTAATACGTTTACAGTTATACAAGGAACACCTGCTGAGCGTCCGGTACTTCCCGACCCTATAACCGACTCATTTGAGTTGGCACAAATTGAATATGCACCTTATGTTTACGATGCTCGCTTTGATACCACAGTAACTTTCAAAGCAAACCGTCGATATACCATGAAGGATATTGGCAAACTTGAGAATAGGATTGATGATCTTGAAGAGATCTCCTCTTTGTCCTTGCTTGAAGCAAAGACTGATAGTCTGCAGATCACGGATCCTGACACTGGACTTGATCGTTTCAAAAATGGTTTTGTTGTTGATGCATTCAATAATTTTGATGTTGCAGACAAGACTCAGACTGAGATCAAGTATGAGTTAGATAAAGGCGTACTGATCGCTAAACAGCACCGTGACAGTATTGATCTGTTGATTGGTTCCAACACTGTTGTTGGTCTAAATGGTGCTCCTGACCCCACAGTAGATCCTCGTTACACCAATGATCTAGGTTCCCCTAACGTCGTCAAGACTGGCGATGTGGTGACTCTGGCATATGAAGAAATTGTTTCGGAAAGTCAGAATTTTGCTACACGCCTTGAGAGTGTGAACCCTTACATGTACCGCGATTGGGGCGGTATCATGAATTTGACTCCTGATTCTGACGTTTTCATTGACCGCAATCAGGTCACGATTACTGAAGGTGAAGGGTTTGCTAATGATTTCTTTGCACAAACTGAACCTCTTCCTTTCTTGCGTGAGCAAAACGTTCAGTTTGATTGCACTGTGCTGAAACCAAATACACAGCACTTTGCATATTGGAATGGCACTGATATGACGGACGACAACTCTTATGTTGTTCCTAAACTCATTGAGGTTACTCCTGGAAGTGGTTCTTTCCAGATCGGTGAAGCAATCCGTGGATATGCTTTTAGCAATCAGGTAAACAGTCAAGGATTTGACATTCGTTTCCGTCTTGCTTCACCTAATCATAAGGATGGTCCATTCAATGCCCCGACCATCATTTACGGTCAGAACCCATACAGCACTAATGTTGGTCTGTCTTCTGCATACTCTGAAACTACTACCGTACTGAACGTTGATACTCAGTCACTGAACCAGAAGTCTGATGCTAATTTCTTTGGCACTCTACAGACTGGTATGGTTTTAGTGGGTGAGTCTAGTGGTGCTCAAGCAACTGTTGCAGATGTTCGTCTGATTACTGACGAAACTGGATGTGTCCAAGGTTGTTACTACATTCCAGGAGATATGTTCAGGGATGGGGATCACACTGCATCCATGCGTCAAGTTCGTCCTGAGAATTTGATTCCTGGTAAGAACGTTAGTATTACTAGTGCTGAATTCTTCAGTGAAGGTTTTGAAATAACTGAGACAACTGTGATCAGAACAGAACCTGCTCTGCCTGTACCAGTAATCAACAACATTACTAATATTACTAACAATACTACAAATAACGTCACCAATATTACTAGGAACGTTCGTAACATCCAGAATGTTACTAACGTAACAAACGTTCAGCAGAACAACAACGACGATCCTCTGGCACAGTCTTTTGTAGTTACTGATGAACCTGGCATCTTCATGACTTCTGTGGATATGTTCTTCCAGAGCAGATCTGAAACCATTCCACTCAAGGTTCGTATTGTTCCTTTGGAAAATGGTTATCCCTCCGTGAAGGTGATGAAGCATAGTGAAGTTGAGTTGAACCCAGATCAAGTCAATATTTCTAACAACGGTTCTGTTCCTACTCGCTTCATCTTCCCTGCACCTGTCTACCTGCCTGCAGGTGACTATGCTTTCTATCTGGGTTCTGCATCTGGTGATTATGACGCCTGGATTTCTCAGGTGGGTGAATCAGATATCAATACTCTGAATATCAACCAGTTCCAAAAAGTTGTGGTTGCTAAGCAACCTGCTCAAGGGTCCTTGTTCAAAGCACAGAGCAACAACACCTGGACTGCTTCACAGTTAGAAGACTTGAAGTATGTGTCATATAAAGCAAAGTTTACCGCAACTAACGGAAGCATTCGTCTTTATAACCCACAACTAAATCTCTACGGAACAAGGAACAAACTCCCGAACAACCCGATTGAAACATTTGCTAAGCGTGTGTTCGTTGGTCTATCCTCAGGTATGGAGAACAACCCTCATATTGTTGAGGGAACCATTGTGTCTCAAGCAAATAACACTACCGCTCGCGGTGTGGTTGCTGACAAATTGGCACACCTGGGTGTTGCCGGAAACACAATCAAAGTCACCAATTCGGGTTCTGGTTATGAAGATGGTACCTATACCGACGTTCCTTTACTGACAGTCACTGGTCGTGGTCTGTCTGCAGTTGGCATCGTGACTGTTAGTAGTGGTGCTATCACCCAAGCAACCGTCAAGGGATTCCAAACTGGAGAAGGTTACAAAGTTGGTGATACTCTGACTGCCAACCTTGGAACTAAGGGTCTAGGAAGCAACTTCCTTCTAACTGTTGGTGTTACCACTGCTGTTAGTGGTTTGGTCTTGACCAATGTATCTGGATCAGATTTCAATACGAGTGATGCAATTTCTTACATCCCTGTTGCTGGTGCAGGTGTAGGTATTGCTTCTGTACAAGGAGCAATTGTTCCTGACACCGTAACTATCAATACTGATCAGTATGATGGTCGCCACTTCAAGGTCAACCATCCTAACCATGGCAACCATTCTGGCACATCATATGTAACCCTAGAAGGTATCACTGGTGATAGTGTTCCTACTCGCCTTAGTGTTGGTTATGCCGCAAGTGTTACCTCTGTTGTAAGTGTGGCAAGCAGCATGGGATTCAACATGTTTGAAGGTGCTCAAGTCACTCCTAGCAATCCTGGTTTTGCCGTGATTGGTGATGAGATCATCAGTTACACATCTGTTGGTACCAACCAACTGACAGGAACAATTGCTCGTAACGTGGACAACTCTATTGTCATGAACCACGAGATTGATGCTCCTGTTCAGAAGTATGAACTTGCTGGAGTCTCCCTCCGCAAGATCAATAAGCAGCATAGTTTCGGTGATGTCACTAATTCAATTGAGGGTAAGATTGGTTTCGATTCCTATTATGTGAAGCATGGTGGCAGCAACTTCTTTGCTAAGGACAAGATCGGTGGTGGTGATCGCGGACGTGGTTCTGCAAACATCGCATTCGATACCGTCAACCCCAACATCTCTCACAGCACTCCTACCGGAACTCAAGTAAAAGGTAAAATACGTACCACTTCTGGTACCAGTGTAGACGGTACTGAGTCATCCTTCTTGGATCAAGGATTTGAGGACATCTCTCTGCTCGGCAGAACTGAGTTCAAAACTACTCGAATCATCGCTTCCCGCGATAATGAGCAGCAGAAGAACACATTGTTGACCATGCCTGGTGCTAAGTCCTTCACGTTTGAAGCGACTATGAGTAGTGATAATGAGAATGTATCACCTGTAATTGACGTATTCAAGTCATCCATCCTTACAGAATCTAACAGGATCAACAATCCCGTTGACAATTACAAGACTGACCGTCGCACTAATGGAACTGAAGATCCTCACAATATGGTCTATCAGACAAAAGAAGTTCTCCTTGAGAATCCTTCCACTTCTCTGAAAGTTCTCTTCGCTACCAACCGCCCTGCTGCAAGTGACATTCGTGTCTTGTATCGCCTGAAGCGTGAGGATGCTGCTGATTTTGATAAGGTGTTTGAACTGATGCCTGGTTTCGGCAACCTGGATTCGGATGGTGATATCATCAACGCGAAGAACAATGACGGTAAGACTGACAAGAAGACTTCTGCAAGTCTTGAGGGTCAGTTCAATGAGTATGAGTACACCGCAAACAACGTTCCTGCTTTTACAGCATTCCAAGTGAAGATTGTATTCAATAGTACAAACTCAGCAGAGGCACCTAAACTTCTAGATTTCCGTACCATTGCAGTTGCATAAATGAAAGATCAAAGCGATCGTAAGGTTGCTAAGAAAATCATCAAACTTGCAAAGAAAAACCCGGAGTATTATACTCCGGGAGAAATTTCTTATGCTAAGATGATCAAACGTATAAACAAAAAGAAAAAATGAGTTGGGGTTTTCTCTGGGAGTTTCTCTATGAACAAGAAGATCAAGGTGAAGGATCATCCGAATCTAGTGAGGGATCCGAAGAATAACGCTATTGTATCTACGGACAAAAGTGGATATGCGAAATATATTGCTGACCGAGAACAACGAATTAGCAAAAATAATAAAATTACAGAGTTAGAAAACCGACTGGCACATCTAGAAAAAATATTACTTGAAAGGTGAAATATAAATAATAGTACCAAAGAACTCGGAAAATGGCAGTCCCCGTCGTCAATATTCAAATTGAACAGGGGACTCATTTTCCGCAACATATAATATTACCGGAGCTGATGGGAATCCTTTAGACCTTACTAATCATAGCATTTCAGCTAAGATGGGTAAGTATGAAGGTTCTC